ACAAAGGTAAGTTCAAACAAGTTTCATCATTCATGATGTCTATTAGTTGCCTGTTCACAACGCTCTTGATTTACTGGGGTAAACAATTCTATGATATACACCCAGGATTTCCGATTCCATTTCCACCGTGGTTTTTCCCTGGTATGTTGATATTGTGCTGTTGTTGTTGTTGTTCTACCCTAAAACTATTGGGTCAGGCGAGAAAGATGGGTAACAAAAAGTAAATTAGAAGAAGTTATCGGTGCGATACATCTTAACCCCAAATGAACCAGTCTTACCAGTTATTGAGACTGTTTCATTTCCATATAGTTCCTGACACCCTATATCCTCCATACAGTCTCTAGCATTATGGCTTACTGGAACTGGGTAGATTTGTTGACCAGGTGTAGTCGTGTAGTAATGATACCTATCACGTCTACCACGAACCTCCTTACCGTATAATGGCATAGTGGTCTCACCTGGACCTGTCAATAATCCCATTTGTTGCATCTGTCCAGGTTTATACTTTTTGATGGGTGGTCCCCTAAACTCTGGTTCACGACGCACACTCACTGGGCGAGGTGTTAATGGAAGTTGAGGTTGTGTTGGAACTTTCACAACCCTGGGATTATACCACATGTAAACGAGAGCAAGTACTAATGCAATGAGGATACCCGAAAGCATGTGAGTTTTCGTCTTGTTCTTCATTTATTATAGTTAAGGAAAATCTTTCCGATAGAGATATGAAGATACTCGCGATAGATATCGGATATCACAATATGGGACTAGTTTTGGCAGAGTCTTTAACTGGACCAAAGATTGTAGTTGAATATATGAAAAAAGTAAGTCTAGAAGACTACAAGTATCTAAAGACCAACGACTTTGTTGACCTAGTTCCTTTATTTGTAGAGGATCATCAACATCTATTTGATGCGGCTGAGAAGATACTAATTGAAAGGCAACCCCCGGGTGGATTTACGAATATTGAGATTCTTTTACATTACATGTTCAAAGATAAGGTTAAACTTGTTTCACCTGTGAGCATGCATAAACATTTTGGTATGAGGCATTTAGACTACGAAGAACGTAAAGAACGGACGGTTTCTCTAGCCCAAAAATTTTTAAATGAAGAAATTCCGTATGAAAGGAAACATGATATAGCTGATGCTATGTGTATGATTATGTACGACAACTTCCATTGTACAACCCATATATTTGATCGTTTTAGGTATCATCCACCTTCTTTAAAGACTTGAGTTCATTATTCATAATAATGATTGAATTCTTGATGGCTTCCATCGCTACAAACATTTCATTTGTATTTCCACGGTCAATGAAATCCTGAATATTTTTCAGGTTATGATCAATTGACTCTTTACCGAGACGGGCATTATCTTCAATCTTCTTTTTTGTTTCCTCGAGACGAGTTATTTTAGAGTAAATTGAATCACGGTCACCCATAAACGAGTGTGTTAAGCTTTTGATTTCCTTTTTGAGAACATCTTGCTGTTTATAAAGTTCGACACGAGGAGTTTTGGATCGCCCCTGATCAATATCCTTTTGAATCTCGTGTATCTTCACAGAAACCACGTTCTTTTCTTCGTTAAATGTGTTGAATTTTTCCTCTACTATCTTCTCGAGACGACCAATTTCTTCTTCAATTTTGGTATCCATTATATGATGTGGACAATTTATTTTGAAAATAATCTGTGCACATAATAAATGCCGAGTGCTAAGCAACTTCAGGATGCGCGTAAAAAGTTAAAGGCCACTCCCAAGCCTAAGGGTAATTCACCTAGGATACCTTCTGCGGCTCTTCTCCGTATTATTAAAGCGGATCCCAAGATCAAGCGCAATAAACAGTTTGTGAAACGTATTCAAGAGTTAATTAAGAATGGCAAGTAACTACACCTTTCCAAATGTAATTTTCTTACCATCCCAAACCTTGAATACATCTCTGATCATACTATCGAAGTGACCTAGGCGATATTGAACTATACCCCAAAGAACAAAGAACACTGTTTTTGTAAGATGATTGATCTCATTCTCTTCCATCTTATAAATTGGTCCTACAACCCTACCCATAAAAGTCTCTTCCTTCGGTTGTCCCGTAATAACCATTTCTGCTTGGGTCAGTGCACATGTGTCGTCATTAACACTCCAATGGTAAAAAATGAATGGAATTAAAATAGAGTAAAATTCTAAACTTCTCCTGTCATTGGTGAACGGTACAACTAGGATAGCTATAAGAAAAATCAGATGAATCATAAATATAATATTCATCCTTAATATAAGATGAGTGAAGAAATTAATATGGAAGAGATGTGGAATGAATATCACGAGAATATACTTCGCCAGTGGGGCGAGTCGTCTGCGTGTTACAGGTATATGCACCACCGAGCCTTCCTGTTATTTAAGAAGATGTCTCTGCGCTTTAATTTACCCGTTATTGTACTTTCAACAATAACAGGGACAGCTAACTTTGCTCAAAGTACGTTACCAGAAAGTATAAGACCTGCGGCTCCGTCTATAATTGGTGGTTTGAATTTGATAGCTGGTCTCATAGCGACTATTATGCAATTTTTAAAGATAAATGAGTTGATGGAAAATCATAGAACTGCTGCGTTAGGTCATGGTAGCCTCTCACGTAACATTAGGTTACAATTAGCTTTACCTCGTGAGGAACGTAAGAAGGAGGGTCTTAAATTTGTAGAGGAATGTAAAACTACGTACGATAGTTTACTAGAACAATCACCAGCTGTACCTAAACATATCCTACTTAAATTCGAGAAGGAATACCCAATTGATGGTATTTTCACAAAACCCGAGATCTTAAACGTGCGTCCAATCCCTTTCCTAAAACCACCGAAGACTATTGAGCCTATACGGGCTATTACACAAGATACACCATTTGATAAAATTGGTAGAATGTTAACAGTTAGTGACGAGGAAGAGGAAGAAGAGGAGGTGGAAGAAGTTGAGATTGAAGAGGAAGAAGAGACAGACGTCGAACAAGGTACGCCAAAAGAATAAACATGACGATATTGGTAAGGATCGTGGATACAATGAATGGTAAAATTTTCCTTCTTAAAGGTTTTACGATTCTTTCATGTAGTGCGTCATTCTTGAGTACCAAATCTATGGCCTGATTAGTAAGATCGTCAATGGATTCCTTCATTAAAATAGTCGAGCAAAAAAAAAGACCGGTTGTAGCGACAATCCATGAAAAACGGATAGATCTGATTCGTAGATATATTCAGGAAGGTAAGAATGTGTTTATATGCGGTCCAATTGGTGTGGGTAAAACATTTATATTAGAAAGAGTTTTAGAAGATACAAATCATATAGAATTATTACCCCATCATTTAAAACGTGATTCACATTTTTTACCATTTATTAAGCCATCAACAAAACATGTATTCATAGATAATTATGATAGTGTTTTCAAATCTATTATAGAACAAGTTTCAGACGGTAACAAACTTACACGGGGATCTTTGATTGTGACTACAACTACTATGTGTATGTATCCAAATTTTGAAACTGTTATAATTCCTAGACATAAACCTGATATTTTACTATCTTTGACTGATAATCAAGGGAGGGAGGCCTACGAAGCAGCTGTTAGATCTCAAGGAAATATTCGTAACTTCTTCACATACTTGGAAGGATATGATGAAATTGATCAGTTTAAAACCCCTAAAGAGTTTATAGCGGATGTGTTGAGTGATCCGGAACCTTTAGAAATTCTAGATAGTATCGCTGAACATGGTCATATGTGGGACATCTTCCAAGAAAACTACATTGACTCGAAGGGTGTAGATATACTGAAGTGCACAAACTCATTTTCTCATGCCGATGTATTTGATACGTATATATACCAGTCGGGTAACTGGAACTTGATGCCCTATTTTGTGTTACACGCATTAACTGTACCCAAGACGGCTCTAGGAGAATCTTTGATCAGGGATAAAATACGACCTGGCTCATGTTGGACCAAGTTAGGAAACTACAAAATGAGAAAACAGAAGTTCTCTGAGATTCGTAGAAAATCTAGAATGGGGTTGGGTGTAGAAGAATTGTGCCTATTAAAGAAATATGCAGAAAAAGGAGACTTAGAACCACTGCTAGACTATAAAATCACCCCACAAGATTTTGATGTTATCAATCATCTTGCTGTTGGAAATGGCTTAAAATCAAAGGACGTAACAAGAGTAAAGAAAGCATTGAAGAATGCCTACGACAGATGAAGATCTCGCGAAGGAACAAGAGGAGAATGACTGCATCAAAGTTGTTGGTAACGAGCTGTTGTTCTTTGGGGATGTAGACAGGGAAAATACTCTCGAGTTTGTCGAGAAGTTCAAGAAGCTTGAAATTGAGCTCCTAAAGAAGATGGCAGAACTTGTTGGGTACGAGCCAATGATTCGTGTTCATATAATGAGTGAAGGTGGTGATGTTTATGCTGGCCTAAACATGATGAATGTTCTGGAACGATCTCGTGTAAAGGTAGTCACTATAGCTCAGGGAGCCTGCTGTAGTGCAGCAACCTTTGTACTTCTGGGTGGTAAAGAACGTCGAATGGGTAAAAATTCTTACCTTCTCATCCACCAAATTAGTACAGAGATGTGGGGTAGCTTCAATGATCTCAAACATGAATTGAAGTCAACAGATAAACTTATGAAAATGCTCAAGGATATGTATCTCTCTAAGACGAAGATTCCTGAAGCTAAATTCAAATCCTTGATGAAAAAAGACATCTATCTATCCCCAGCCAAATGTCTCAAGTATGGAATCGTTTCCGAGATTGAGTAATCGTCGTGTGACGTTTATACAACCCCAAAATACACAAAAAAATGAAAATTATACAAAAAGTGTTTGCATTCAATGGCATAAATGTGCT